TGTTGCCGGCTCGTCCGGGCGACCGCTGCCGAGCGGTGGTTCTCGTTGACTGGGTCGACGGGGGAGTTGCACATTCCCGCCGCGTCTCGTGTGGCTGGAAGCTGGACGAGGTCGGGGACTGCCTCAACCGCGACAACCACGTTTCCGGGCGTGCCCACCGTTTGGATCGCGAGGGGATTCCGAACCCGGCCGCCTCTCGCTCGTTCCTGGAGAGCACCGCTGACCCCAGTGTTCTGTCGGACTTGCTGGGTCTGGCCGGAGTCACTGTTCACCCTCGCAAGGTCGTCACCTGGAAGCAGGAGTTGCGCGAACAGGCTCGCGACTGGGCCTCGGCCATCCACCTGTCCGCGTCCGATAACGACGTCGAGGTCCCGCCTCGTCCCGCCTTCCTGGACCAGTACGTCCCCGGTGATGGTTGGGAGGACCTCGGGGAATCGGATGCCGACGTCGAGGTGCCGGATTCCCAGTAGCTAGTTCGGGCTTTACCAGCAGGGTACAATGGGCCGGGTGGCACACAGCTTCCCGGTCCGCCCACCGTTCACCGGTTCCCACGGCGGTCCCAAACACCGCCCAGCTGCCCCCGACCCGTTCGCGATCGCCGCTCGTCGGTTCGTTCGGTCGGGGGCACAGCTGTACCTGCACGACCCGGTGGGATTCGCCAAAGATTGCATCGTCTGGCCCCCCGCTCGGGGCGAGGAGTCCAGCGGACTCACCACGTACCAACGTGAGATCCTCAACAAGCTAGTCACTACTCGCCGCGTCGCTGTCCGAGGACCTCACGGGCTGGGCAAGACCACCACCAACGCCCTGGCCATTCTGTGGTTCGCGGTCACCCGCGAAGCCGCCCGGATCGACTGGAAGTGCGTCACTACCGCTGGTTCCTGGCACCAGCTGGAACACTACCTATGGCCCGAGGTGCACAAGTGGGCTGCTCGGATCGACTGGGGTAAGTTGGAACAGGATCCCTGGCGGCCAGACCGCGAACTGCTGTCTCTGAACATCAAGCTCCGGTACGGCTCCGCGTTCGCCGCCGCGTCCACCCGGGTCGAGCTGATCGAAGGCGCGCACGCCGACCACCTGCTGTTCGTGTTCGACGAGAGCAAGGCGATCAAACCGGATACGTTCGATGCGGCCGAGGGTGCGCTAAACGGTCCAGGCGAGGCGTACGCCCTGGCACAATCCACTCCGGGGGAACCTCAGGGCCGGTTCTACGACATCCACCAACAAAAGCCGGGGTATCTGGACTGGTGGGCTCGACACGTCACGAAACACGAAGTCATAGCGGCAAACCGAATGGACCCGACATGGGCGGAAAACCGCAAACTGCAGTGGGGTTTTAGTTCGGCAGTTTATCAGAACCGCGTTGAAGGAGCCTTCTTCATAAACGACGAAGACGCCGTCGTTCCTATGTCTTGGGTTGAAGCTGCGAATGAACGCTGGGTGGAGTGGGATAAAGCTGGAAGACCCTCGAACGATGGTATCGACGTATTCGGTGTGGACGTCGCGAGGGGCGGAAATGACCTCACCGCAGTGGCCCATAGACTGGGTCCGGTGATCCAGGAAATAGTGACTTGGAACCTGGCCGACACCACCAAGGTCGGGGTCCGGTTGAAGCGTCGGATGCGCCGCCAAACAGACCTCGCGGTGATCGACGTGATCGGTGTCGGGGCGGGTGTAGTCGACCTGATGAGGCGGTGGCGAAGGAACGTAGTAGCGTTCAACGCGGCCCGTCGTTCGTCCCGCCGAGACCGCTCGGGCTTGTTCGGGTTCAAGAACCAGCGCGCGGCGATGTGGTGGATGATGCGCGAGGCGCTGGACCCTGCGTTCGACCCGGTACTGGCGATTCCGCCGGACGATGACCTCCTCGGGGAGTTGACCGCTCCGAAGTGGCGGGTCATCGGCGACAAGATCCAGGTCGAGAAGAAAGAGGACGTGAAGTCCCGAATTGGTCGCTCCACCGACCTGGCGGACGCGGCGTGCCACACCCTGCTGACCGATGCCGAGTTCAACCAACAGGAGTTGCCGGACACACCCACCGCATTCGGCTTCACTGACTCCCGGGACGAGGACGGTGGGGTCTTCCAATGGTCCTGACAAACCAAATATTGTCACTCCCTGTCACAGGAGGGGGAGAGGACGACCCATTAGTACTTCCTGTCCGGGACCCGGGGTGGGGATAGGATAGTCTAAGAGGACGACCCATCCCCCTGTACACGGAGAGTAGTTACTAGCCGGTAATCGGGAAACAGTTCGCGCGAGGCAAAGAAGGGAAACGGGAGAGATGTCCGAGTGGACACGAAACGAGAACGATCCGACCACGGGGGAAGCGGTCCGGTGGCACCCGTCCGACCTGGACCGGTGCGAACATGGCCGGCATTCGATCGACTCGTGCTTCGACTGTCCGGGTGGTCAGAGCGCGGGGAACGTCTTCCTGTTGGCTCACACGCGGACTGTCCGGGTCGCGGCCGACGGTCGTGAGGAAGTTCGAATCGGTACGATGGTTCACGGAGAACCGATCTGGGTCAAGCCGAGTAGGGAGCCACGATAATGGGAACTGGACACACCGAGTCGCGTCCGGAGCCGTTGCGGGGATGTCGCAAACTGAACGACGAGGAGAAGGCGCTGCTGGACCGGATCAAGCTGGCTGAGGAGGAGATCGCCGGTCTGTGGGCCGAGGTGCACTACCGGCACAGCACGACCATCAACGCGGCGACCTGCGCGGGCAGTGCGCGTGACCTGTTTCGGCAGGCATTCATGGAGCTAGTTCGGACCGTGGCTAAGCCGCGTGATCCGTACGGCGAAGCGGTGGAACGGTTGATGGAACAGACGAGGCGCGAGGAGCAGAACCGTGGCTGACGAACTCGCGAAGTACGCACCAAACGAGCTGGACCGCGCTACCGCCGAGCGGATGATCGACGAAGAGCGCGGCACGCTGTTCAACTGGCTGGAGTTCCCGACCTTTCTCGAACTGGAGAAGGGCCGTGTCTCGGAGTACCCGGACCGCGCCTGGATCAACGAGATCATCGAGATGCTCAAGACCGACGGCCAGGCGCAAGGGGTCGAGCAGGCCCTGACTATGTCGATCCGGCAGGCCAACACCACGATCGAGAAGCCGGAGCGGGACAAGTCCGGCCGAATCACCTCGTACGTCGAGGACGTGCTGCTCAAGCCGGCCACCGACGGCGGGATGACCACACCGTTCGATTTGGTGGTCGGCCAGATGACGTTCGCGGCGGCGGTGGCCCGGACCTTCCACGAGCTGGTGTGGTGCCGCAGGCCGGACGGCAAGATCGGATTGTGCAAGATAGCGTGGCGGCCCCCGGGCAGCTGCGAGATCCAGCGAGACCGGGACCACGGCGACCTGGACGGGTTCAAGCAGTACGTCGACTGGGACGCGAAGCGCCGGGTTCCGGCGGTGGACTGGCGCGGCTACACAGACATCCCCTCCCAGCGTGCGGTCATCCACCTGAACAACCAGCACCGCGATCCGGTGTACGGGTGGTCGGACCTGTCGGTCACCCACTGGGCCTTCCAGCTCAAACGAAAGATCATGCTGCTGTGGGTGGCGTTCCTGGACGGGGTGTCGCTCCCGCGCGTACTCGCGTACGGCAACGGTGCGGCCGAGGCCACCAAGAACGCCAAGGCGATCGCCGGACTGAAGTCGTCCGGGGTCGCGGCGGTGGACCGGACCGGAACTGACCCCAACGGCAAGATGTTCGATCAGCTGGACATGTCCGGCCAGGGGGCCGACCAGTTCCTGTCCGCGATGCGGTACCTGGACGGGATGATGAGCCAAAGCGTGCTGGGTGGCTGGATGGACTTGGCGGGAGCGGCTTCCCAGTCCGGAGCCGGTTCCTACGCGCTATCGGCCGACCAGTCGGGACTGTTTCTGCAGAGCCGGCACGCGGCGGCCCGGGAGATCGCGGCCACGATCAACTACCAGATCATTCGGCCACTGGTCCGGGTGAACTTCGGGCCGAAAGCTCCGGTCCCGCTGTTGAAGTTCGAGAAGATCGGTTCGGACCAGGTGTCGAAGGCGATGGAGCTGCTGGCGTCGCTGGGTTCGGCCCAGAACATTCAGGTGCCGGACGGATTCATCGACCTACTGATCGAGCGGGTGGCCGCGTACCTGGATTTGCCGGACGACCGGGTCCGCAAGATGATCGCGGAGAACGCGAAGCGTGTCCGGGAGCAGGCGCTGCTGGCTGGCCAGCCCCTACCAGCCCCCGGGACGGCCGAGGGTAACCTGCAAGACGCCGTAGCGGGGGCACTGTCCTCTGTGGCCCCTCAGGTCACGGGAGGGCCAGCGGGGGGCCAGGACGGGGCATCCGGACAGCCACAGGGTGCGCCAGCGGCCACAGGAGCGCCGTCATAATGCCCGGGTGGGCCTGGTGGCTACTGGGGTTCCGGCGATGAAACTCGACAAGAACGGAGTGATATTCAAGTCCGGCGAGGGCTGGTACTGGCCGTTCCCGAGGCTGCGGTATCGGCTGCGGACCGGACGCTGGTGTGACCACACCCGACCCGTGGACGGCGGCCAAACCTACGTGGCCCCCGGCGACGAGTGGACGATCAGCATCGAGACCGAACCGGCCTGGGAACTCGGGAACTCCGGACGAACCGACGGCTGGACCATGGTCGACCTTGGCCGTAGGCAAATGCGTCGCTGCTCGCTGTGTAAGTGGGTGGAGTGGCGGTGAACACGACGTCCTTCGCCGGGTGGCTCAGTTTCACCCTGTTTTTCGGCGCGGCTATGCACGACGCGACCGACAGGCAGCGAGCTTTGCTGAACACCCGGATCACGCCACTGTTGAGCAAGATGCGGGACAATGACCCTGCGGTGTGGAAACCGGCGGTCGGACAGGTCCTGGAGACGATCCAGATCGTGATGGGGCCGAACTGGGCACCCTCGGGTGACTGGAAGACCCAGATCGACCTGCTGTTGCAGCCGGACGAATAACCGGACTGTTTCCCTTCCAAAAAGAACGTGGCCCCGCTGGAGACCTTCTGGCGGGGTCTCGTCGTGTTTGGTTTTTCGCGTGCGCGTCCGAGTTAAAAGACCCTCCGAGGCCCCCGATGTTCGTCGTCCGGCCCCGAGGAGGGCCACTGTTTCCCTTTTGGATAACGACGAGATAACGAACTAGGGGGAGAGGAGCACCCATTAATACTTCCTAGCCACCCGGGTCGCGCGTACGCGATTCACGCGTACGCGAGGTTGATAGCCCACCGTTATCGGGTCGTTATCAGAGATAGGTTTTGCGGCTACTTACCGTACTGGTAAACTCGTTCTTACGAGCCGGCCCCCCAGCCGGCACCGAGAGAGGGAGCCCCAGATGGCCACCACCGCCGAACTCCGCAAGCAGATCACCGCCACCGCCGCCAAGCTGACCGGCAACCTGCCGCGCAGGGGCCTGACGAACCTGCGCAAGGCCGAGCTGGAGGCCGAGCTGGGCTACTACACCGAGCGGCTGGACGCGGCCCGCGCGGCGGGTGGCGACTACGAGTCCGAGGCGCTGCGGGAGCACGGTCTGGTCTACGACGACGAATCCGGCACCTGGGTCGCGGCCGGTCCGGGTCGCCGCGAGCCGCAGTACGTCGATGTCAGCACCGACCCGCGTGAGGAGACCGC